GCGCTACAATGATAAAAGAACTTTATGATCTTTACAGATGGGGTGAATTACATGAACTTTATAAAATGACTATTCCACATTCATATTTCGGTCATCAAGATTTATTGGCAAAAGGTTTGGTGCAAGAATTCTATCCACTAAATACTAATGAAAATGCAGAAAAATGGATTCAAGAGGATATTCTAACTAATTATGGAAATGATTATAGAGTTCATTTGGTTCGTGTAAATACCAAGATTGTTGGTGTAGTTCAAAATGCATGTATTCGTAAAGGTATTGATTTTAGAAATCATACATCAACCGACCGTCTAACAGAAGATGAAATTAATGAATTCTTTAAAGAACCATTAAACCAACATCTTGTTTTAGGTGTAAAGGGATTCTTTCGAAGAGCAAATCTAATTCCAAACCGTTGGAAACTGCGTATAGGTGCTACACATGAACTATATACAAACACTATAGACAATAATGTTCAAATACAAGGTCTAACAGGTCGTATGACTGGATATTGGCGTAGTGAAATTGAAGGAGGTCATAAAACCGGACCCCATCGAACTTCAATCAAAGCAATTGAAGAATATGAAAAGATATATCTTGACCCATTTGGAAATAACTCTTATCAGACTGCAGGTTTCAAGAAGAAGAAAGGTAAAATAAACTCTGAACCAACAATGCTTTCACCAATACATGTTCCCAATTTAGAACCAGTTGATTTACCTATTATCCGTCAAAAAGGTCAAAACCCTATTATTATATTTAATATTACCGATGAAGAAAAAAGCAAATTTAAAGATTCCAAAAGTATGCTTAATATACTTCGTAAATATAATGAAGAAGCATACAATAAATATAATACCTATAAAATACATTGCTGGAAAATAGATACACCTTCTAAACAAGAAAAGTATGGTCTAAATGCAATGTTAAAAGAAGGCGCATATTCATCAGAAACGAATATAAGAGATAAGACAAAAAATGAACTCATGATTTACTTATATGAAAACAAGTTGATTATCAGTGCATGGAGTGGTGAAGAAAATAAATAACTTTGCACTTGTTGACTTTTTCATTTGTTATCTTCTTTTTTCCATTTTTCCATTCCAACTATTCATCAATATCCATTTCATAAAGTTCTTCTTCTAGACTATCATTTTCTTCCACATCATTCTCAGTCTCCTCATCGGAATTATCTACATTAGCAGTAGCACCACCCCTCGCATTAGTATTAACCTTAGTTGTTGCCTTCTTAGCAGCTCTATTTAACTTAGCCAAGTTATCCCGTTCAAAATAATGTAAGGTCATTAGAAGAGAATCTGCTAAATCATCTTGCTTAGGATGACCTTTAAATAATTGTAGCCATTTAGCATTATCCTTAAGTAGGTACTCAACCATCAAGATTGACATTTTCTTATTCCTAGTATATCCATTCTTAACTTTTGATAACAAGCCACTGATTCTAGCCTGTTCCCCTGCAGGAAAGAATTTTATTAAATCTAATTTCTTACTAGCAGTATAGCATTGGATATATTTGCCACCCAATCCCGAAATACCCTTGGCCTGATTTCCTTCAAGAATCCTCATTAAATAATATGAATAAAGAAACATTTGCATACTTTTCATTGTAGGATTCTTCAACACTGGTTGATTCTCTAGCAGTATAACATCTGGATTGGTAATTATGGTTTTCATTTTATCCAGTTCTTGGAATAGTGCCATTCCTAGTTGATTAATATCTATCTTTCCTGCATTTTTAACATTGTTTATCTTCAAGAAATCTGCTTCCGTATGTTTATGTGTGCCTGCTCCTTCTTTGGAAGATTTAATTAACTCGGCTACGTGCTTCTTGCAATATCCCATGTATATGTGTTTTTTCAAAACATGGTTAGCTTTGCTAGTACATCCAGAAGGGTGATAACATTTACTAACTGGAACAGTAGGCATTCTGGAAATACCAGATTTCTTAAAATGGGATTTGCAGTAGCCACGGTATTCTCCACTAGGAGAAAGAGTTTCATGACAATATGATGCTACAGCACCACATGCCGGGGCATTTATTTTATCATTCTTGGGACAGGAACAAGTGAGTTTAGTAGCAAGGGAAGTCGCTTGACCTGCATCTGCTAAGTTATTAGTAATCTGCGAAAGAAGGGATATATCCGCCCAATTGGTTATTTGATATGTGGTATTATTGAAGGTTATATGATTTGAAGTGATAGGTGTGCTAGAAGTGCACTGTTCTAGAACGCAATATGCTAGGTTCTTAATACCAATATCCCAACCAATGGCGTGGGTGTGGTTGTTCTTGTTGTTATCTAGAGGCATAGTTAATTGACACTAGATAAAAGATACTAAATTAATAAAAATATGTTTACTTTTATGTATTTGAATATAATGAATATATTCCATAAAATGAATATACGAAAAAAAAGTAAAAAAATACAGTTGGATAAACACTAAATTATTTAGTGAGAGCTCGTTTGCGTTTAGTTAATTTGCTTGATTGGTTTGTAGATTTGATATTTTTTTTAGTGGTTTTATGGTTTGTGCTAAGATAATTAATACCACCACCTGCAGTTGATTTGGTAGATTTAGATATTTTTTGCAAATGTTTTAATGTATTTATAAATTCATTGTCTGATTCTGTTTCTTTATTTTGTTTTTTTAATTCTTCGTATCCGTCTAAGAATTCATCAATAGAGCTTTTAAATTTTACGACATCATGTTTCAGTATTTCTTGTATTTTTTTTTTATTTTTAGTTAAACATTTATATATAGTACATATTATGTTTTCATAATTTTGTTTTAGATATGGTATCATTAAATAATGTGAAACCATAACTGGAGAATATTTTGTATTATTAATACAAAATTTTTTATTATTTTCTGAAGCCGAAGGAAAAGAATCTGGTGTTTTGGATGGAATTACATACCATATCCAATCAGATTTTTTGTCACATTTTTGAATTTCTTGTAATGCAGTTTGAAATGGAGTTTTAGAATCTTTTCCTTGTCCTAATTGATATTTTATAAATTCAACTAAACGTGTTTTAATTTTGTCTCCCGTTTCAGTGATTTTGTTTTGGGTAAGATAATAATTTACATAATCAGTAATATCTTTTTCAGTTGAAGAACTTGTGGGTTCCTTGGGTGCAGGTTGTGTTGATGCAGATGCTGCAATTGATTTTACTGGATTTGGTTTTAGTGATGTTGCTACTGATTCTTCAGTATTAATTTTTTCAAATAATAATATATATGCCGTAGGATAATTCAAATTTTGTCCTACATTTAAAATTTCAGCACAATTGTTTTCTAACACGTTTGTATCATCTAATAAAAAGCATTTATCACTATTATATTTATATTTATAAAAAGTATAATGTGCTCTGTCCTTAGTATTACCTGAACGTGCTATATATCCAAGAAATTTATATTGATGTTCTTCAACTTTACCAAATTTTTTAGCAACATCTCTAGCACTTCCCTGAAAATCTTCTTTTACATTATATGAAATTCTTATTATTTCATTAATAGTATATTGCTTAGCTGCTGGTATGTATTTATCTGTTGGTTTATTATATTCAAATAAATTCATATGAAATAATATATATTTTCCAAAATTATATAATTCCTTTATAGTTGCATTAATATTTGTATCACTATCTTTAACATAATTATTACAACTTTCAATATTTACTTTTTCGCTCCTTTCCAATGATAGGTTTATATTTACATTAAAATCTTTATCAGTAAAATAATCAAAACCATTTGGAAATAACTGATGTTTAAATACATTTCCTATAGTATATTTTTTTTCTATAGTGCATGTAATAAATGTTCTTGTAAAGTATTTAAGATAATCTATATTTATATTTGTATTTTCTTCTAACCAATCAAGTAAAGCAGTTAAAAATTCATTTGAATCTTGCGATTTTGTTAAAACTGGATTTAGATGTTTTTTTTCAAATTTATTCATTAGGTCTTTGTTTGCTTTTAATTCCTCTATTTGCGCTGGTAGTAAAGTTGTTATTAAATGTTCCATATCACTTTCTTTGGGTGTAAATATAGTATCTGATGAATTTGTTAATATGTCAAAAATAGTTTTAAGAAATTTTAAAACTCTTGTATTGTCTTCAGTATTTTTTTCTTGTTTTAATGTTGCAGTCTTAATACCATCAATAAAATCTTTAATACAGGATAATATTTGAAAACTTGCATTGGCATAACAAGTCGCACCTAAATTATTTATACCAACTCCACCATCAAATTTGTATTTCTTAATATTCTTTTGAGTTATATTTGGATTTACAAGTATATTATGATAATATAGAGCATCACACGAGCACATTGTAGCAGGGTCCATAGAACCAGTAAGGTTTCCATCATAAAATTCATTACCAGGATATGAATTGCTATCCCATGCATAACTAACAAAATTAACTAAATTATCACCAGGATTTTGCTCTATAGGATTAATTTCTCCAGCTTGAAATTTATATTTAATACCATTTAATGTTATTTCCCATGTATTCGCATCAGTAGTTGTTGTTATATTTGACGTATCTACATTTATTTTTTGAAATATATCATTTATAAATTTAGACATATCAGAATTTATTAAATACGTTGCAAATATATCAATATAATCAAATTTATTATCCCGTAATAATTCAAAAAATGCTTCATAATAATATTGTTTTATTTCATCCCTAGCTGCTTTTTTACCATTGAATGTTATTTTTATCCAGGCACCCAAACCTAATCCGGTAATGAAACATCTTGCTTTCTTTCCTAATTCCTTGCATCTTTCATTCACATCAAATAGGAATGGTAGTAATGAAAATTTAATTCTTTTTTTGTATATATCTATGTTGAAATAATTGTTCTCATACTGTACATATTTGCTGGTGTCTAGAGGTGTTGCATGAACCTCATCATATGATGGAAAAGAATCAACACCATATAAGCGCGCCCATAAATGTAAGCTTGAGCTTGGTTTATTTCCTAAATTTCCTTTACCATATCCATTTGCTGCAGTATTTTGTTTTGGTGTAATGATAATATGTCTCCATTCCATTTCATCTGGCTTTTCAAATCTCGCACCAACTAATCCATATAAATAACCCTCTACTGCTGGTTTGAATTTTGATTCACATTGATTATCTCTACCACCCTCATTAATAAAATGAACTGGTCCAGATAAACCTAATAAGGCTGATACAGCCATTTCTTCGTATGAAATGTATTCTTTATCCGGAATAGTAAATGCCTTTGTTTTGGTTTTACAATCGGTTTCATTTTCAAAGCGGCATTTTGTATCATCAGTGGGATTATAAAAAAATAATGGCCTTTTTTCAAATAATCTATTTATATATGTATCTTTATCAAAATATGTTGCAGAAGAATTTTGTTTCTGCATAAATTTTACAAACTGTGTAATAAAGTCATAAACATCTGTGTGGATAATAGGATATGTTCTAGAAGCATAATCAGTTTTTATTTTATCATCTGGATTCAACTCTTGAAATACATCTGAAAATGTTCTTTTACTTTTGCCAAGTATATAATTTTCATCAATAACTTTTTTAATATAGGTAAATGATGGTTTATCTAATTGTAATGATTGTGGTTCTGATGCTGACGTTGATGCTGATGTTGTTGGTATTGAATCTATTTTTAATACATCGAATGGTTTATAATTATTAAATAGTTTCTTCACTTCTTCTAGGTTTGCTTTGCGTGTAATTTCATCTTTTTTATTAATACCATTTGCATAATTATAAAAATTATCATCAAAGAAATCTAATAATTCCTTTTCAGATTCTGGTTTTTCAAAGAATGTTGATAATATAAAATTATCCTCCAATCTAAATAATTCATTATATAAATAGTCAAAATCACTCTTATCTAATTTTTTTCCTTCGTTTTTATATTTATTTAGTATAGATTGCTTAATTCTAGATTGTATTTCAGGTAATTGTTTTTCCACAAAAATCTTTATCATTTCATCTGAATTATTACTTGATACTACTTTTGATAGTAATTTTTTAATTAAATTATCTATTTCATTATCAACTGGTTTTCCATCATTCCATCTTACTTTAATTAAAAAATTATAATTGTTATTTTCTTTTATATCCTTCATACTTACTTCTGTTTTTTTACTAAGGTTCATAGAATCCACATATAAATATTTGCCATTACTCAGTCTTCTGAGTGCAATATAATGTCCACCTTCCATACTTACATTTAATCCTGCAATAAAACCTACAATATTATCATTATTTTTATCTAATTTTTCGTTTTCATTTTGTTTTTTTTCATTATATGTGAATGTTTTATAACCTAATTTATTTAATACAAGAGCTAATAATTCAGATAAATAATTTTCATTATATGTGCATTTTATAATTCCCAACGTATTTGTTTTCTGTGAATAATAATTGCAAAAACTACTTAAATTAATACCACCTGGAAAAGTTGAATCTATTGTATTGATATTTTCATCAGTTATGCGAGTTCCTTTATTTTTTTTAAAGAATGCTTCCTTGGCTCGTAGCCCAAATAAATTATTTAAAGCATGCCGTCCGCAACCTAGCCCTTCTTGTCTTTCATAATTATCTGTTATTTCAAAAGGTTTTTTTAAATTATTAGCACTATTAAGAGTTTCTTCGCTTATTACTTTTAATGATGCTTTTGTTTTTACTGGTGCTTTTGGTATTGCTAATACAGGCGATGTAGTGCCTGTTGATACCGTTGTACTAAATACATTGAATGGTATATTATATAATTTTTCCAGGATATATTTTTTAACATCTTCATTTATTGTAAATATATTAGCACCTAAATTATTTACATTTTCGTCTTTCCCGTTAATTTTTATGTTTATTTTGCTTATACTACTAGAACTATATAAAATTTCATTAACAAAATCATCTCTCATGCTTCTTAATTTAATAACATTGATTATATCATTTATTGCCCTATCAATATAGTATCTAGAAGATTTAAATTTGCTCTTATCAGTTCCTGAGTTACCATTTTCATCATAAAGAGATGTATCTAAATCTGTAAAGCCTTTTCCTAATTGTCCAGTAGGAATACCCCATGATTGATTAGTTTTTTTATATGGTCTTATAACTGCATTCCCTCCACCCGCATTAAAATTATTATAATTTTCAATATTATCATTAAAAATAAATAAACAATGCTTAGCTTTTTTTTCTTTTATCATTGTCCCAAAATCACCTTTAGCAGGTTCTGTAGATGTGGTACTTGTTGCTTTAATACCAGGAATATAATTACTTGCTGTAATTCTAAAACCATTATATAATTTGGTTGCATTTACTATACCATCATCTTCAAATGCAGATTTCAATGCTTGGTTGTTTTGGTTTACAGGTAATGCAATTGCCTTTGCTGCTGTTGATAGTGCTGATGGTATTGATGTTGCTGATGGTGCAGTTGTTGTTGATAGTGCTGATACTGGATTTGCTTTTAATGGAGCTATTGCTACTGGTGTTTTCACTTTTGTCGACGCTGATGTTGATGCAGCTGTTGTTATTGGCGTTGATGTTGATACTGTTACTGTTTTTGCTAATATTTTCATAGATGGTTTACCACTAATTTGTGGTGGTCTATAATTTGTTATTGGAATTATCATTGTAATATTTTCTTTCTTTTTAAAATCAAAATATGTAACTGTAATTGGTTTATCTATTGGCGGTATTTTTTCCAAATATTTCTCAATCATACCCTTATCCATTTTTTTATAATATTCCAATTTATCATCTGCCATTATATTTTTTTACTTTTGGCAAATACTATTTAGTAATTATAAATTAGATACAGGAAACTATCTAATATAAATTTGCAAAATTATTTATTAATTTATTCTAGTAATTCTAGCAAATCTAGTAAATATAGAAAAAACAAATAATCAATAATGCCAGAAACATCTGTCTCTAGAGGTAAGTACAATTACAATAAACATCAAAAAGAAAAACAGAATAAAATATTGCAATATTATCGTCGCAGTTTTAAATCCCAATTAGCACCTGTTCGTGAACAAAGCAGACCAAAGCGAACTCGGAAACAATACTATAATTCTAGTACAAATCCTATTGCCAATGGTACAGGAAGATTTCCAAAATTAACTAAGACACAAGAACTAGAAAGCAAACAAGCAAGCGCACAAGAAACGGAAACAAAACAACAAAAAAATCTTGAAAAAACAGAAAACCTAGACATAACAAAATCATCTACTCAAAAAGGCGGTGAAGGGCAACAACAACAAGTAATTATGGACTAGATAAGCACAAGATAGTAAACATAAACTAAGTTACAGATTAGGTTTCTCTTGGTTGAACCTCGGGGTAATCATCATCCCTTCCAATTCCTGCATTAGTAATTTACAGGCATATGGGATATTCATTTCTGTGAATTCAGAATAATTATCACAGGCTCCACACTTACGTTCGGCGTCATCATCGGGATTGACACTACTAAATAGGCCGCATTCATTACAGATATAGACAGTGAATTTATCA